CAGCCACTTGCCGTTCAGGTCTTCCTTAATCTGATCCATGGCATCATGAATCACCTGGGGTAGTTCTCCTGCTGCCTTTCCTGTGGCAATGATTTCGTCCTGTGTTTTTTGTTTTTTGCTAGGCATCTGTTTTTCTCATCCTTTCTCTTTCAATGGCAGCCTTGATGGCTGCAACGTCAATGCTGGTGTTATATCTGGATTCCAGTTCTGCAACCTTCAATTGCATCTCTGCCTCCATCTTGTCCCGATCTCGATCATCCTTGAGGAGCATCTCCTCCCGGTCCTGCTGAAGTCGGGCTGCCTCGATCTGCATCTGGGCCTGTATCTGCTGGGCCTGAACCTGGGCCAGGACCTGTTCTGGTGTGGGTTCCTCTTCCTTCTTTTCTCTCTCAGGGTTGTAATTAGGATTGCCCACATAGTTCTG